TTGCTGAGTTGGCGGCGGCGACTGCTTGTGCTGTTACATCGGTAACTGTAGCGTCTGTAGTAGAATCACCTGCTCCACCTGTACCACGATAAAGTGCCATTGAAATCTCCAGTGTATAGAATAAGGAGAGGGACTCCGAAGAGTCCCCCTAGTTTACTTAGGCATTGAAAACCAAAGTAAGTGCTGACTCAGGACGTAAGACCTTTACGCCATACAGAGTGTCTGCAGTGAACAAGTCACCAAGATACTCTTGCTTGTATTGAGTCTGGGTACGAACACCCATTTGCTCTGCAAATACCATTGCGTCACGATGACCAAGGATACCTGCCTTCAACTCTCCACCTGCAGAGTTAGCCGCCGCAGTTTCTACGACTGGGCAGTTAGTTGAAACGTAGATGTCGATACCGTAGAGGCTACCGATGTTACCGTTTTGTACAGGCTGACCTGATACGAAATCAGATGAGTTGTAACGGTCGATACCACGGATAGTCTGTACGACTGATGGTGGAACTACGAGGAAACGCTGATCCATAGGAACGTCATTGTCGTCGAGTTCTTTGATTGCTTCACGGAAGCCGTCATCAGAGAACACGTCAGCCGCCGCAACAGTGTCAACAGCGTAAGCTGTCAAGTCTGTAGAAGCGTCCATGTAGAACGAGTTGCTGTGAACATAGTCAGCACCGTCTGAGTCACCGAATGACTTAGCCAATGCGAACAGGTCAGTATCAACCTGCTTTGCAAGAGCATATCCTGCGTCTGAAGTGTAGAACTGACGAAGTGAAGCAAGAGCTTGCACGTCAGTGATGTCTTCGATCAAACGAGAGTACTCGTAATGCTGATCGATTGCAACTTGCACTTCTGACTCAGTTGCCGCAATCAGTGTTACCTGAGTTGAAGCTGACTTAGCAGATGCATCGCCACGAGTTGGCTTAGGGATGTGAAGTGTATCACCCTTCTTACCAGTCATTGGCATACGGTTTACAAGATTGGCAAGAACGAGAGACTTCTCGTATGCCGCGATAATTTCATCACTCCAGATTTCTGGAATGAAAGTCGCCGCCGTTGTATTGGTGACGTGATTAGTACCAAGTGCCATGATTTAGCTCCTTAACGCTATTTGACACGACCCTCAGCGTATGCCGCCATAATCTCATCAGAGAGTTGGTTGTATCGCTTTGGATCAGTTTGCATAAGTTTAATAATATCAGCACGTCGATAGATTTTACGACTAGGGGCTTCTGATGATCCTTTAGCGTTTCCTGTAGAAGCTGACTTAAGCTGACGCTTTCGATCTGCTTCATGGGCTTCAGCAGTTGCTTGGGTAAGATTCTGACGCTCTTTCCAAGTTGTCAATAGTTCATTTGCAGAGCTATAATCAAATTGTTGATCTGCTCGTTGATAAAGTTCTTGACGAACTGGTGAGGCCATAACCCATTCTTGGAAGGCTGTGCTTGACACAATATCCGCAAAATCTGGGTGGTTACCTTGTAACTGGCTGTATGCCGCTTGACGTTGCATCGTAACCGTAGTTGCTTCCGCTTGTTTAACAGACGGATGATTTGCAATTGCACGGGCGACTGCTTTGTCTGGATCAGTAAAGAAGTCTACTTCGTCTTCCTCGACTGATTGTGGGCTATTCGTGGCTTGAATCTGAGTCTTTACAAAGTCATCAACAATCTTACGAAGTTCACCTACTTCAGAGCTTTGTCGACCAAGCAGTTTTTCTGCTTCCTGATGCATCTGGACGATATCTTTGATATCTTTACCTTGATACTTTTCAGGTATGTCGTTTTCTGGTTCAGGTGTTTCATCGAGGGTTGGCTCAACAGCTTCCTCAACAACTTGTTCCTCTGCTTCTTCTACAGAAGCAAAAGTTTCGTTCTCGTTAATTTCTTCGGGGCTCTGATCTATAAATCGTGCCATATTGTTAAACTCCGTGCCGTAGCATTATGGAAATGATTATCTTATAGCGGCTCTCTCGTGATCCTTAGCCCACGCATCATCGGCATCAGGCCAACCTGTACCTTTGAAATGTGTTCGGACACTTGAGATTATCCGCTGTGCGGTATCACCACATTCAGGACAAGTAGCAAACGAATCTTCTGCGTCTACCCATTGTTCTTCTATGTGATAACAGTTAGTGCATTTAAAATCATATCGTCTAAGCATTGTCAGACTCCATGTCAAATGCATTCTGTATTCCTGTCTCAAAGCGTACAATGTTTAATAACGCTGTACGTTGTCCTTGGAGATGGAATAATTCTTTTTCATTCTTAATATCTTCAATCTGATGTGTATCAAGAGATTCTTGAGCTTCTTGTACAAACTGTTTCCAACCGGGATGTAAAAAAAGTCCAAGATAATTTTGATAGTATGCGTCTTCTTCAGGACTCAAAAGAGTTTCTCCTGTATTTAATATATACCATAATTATACCATAAAGTCAAGCAAATGTCAAGCAACTTTTTGTTGACGAGGCGTTGTTTTTGTGCTAACAGGTTTTTTAGACTGTTCTTCTAATAGTTTTAAACGTTCATCATATTGCTTTAGAATGGCATTCACTTGTGTTAGAATGTTATCCAGTTCTTGTTTCGTTACCATTGGTTCCTCGCATTTGCATTTCAACAATATCTTCTTTCGTTTCAAGCTCACGTTGCTTCAGTGCTAATTCAGCAATCTGAGCACGTCGTTGAAACTCTGTTTCAGTAGGGTCTTGCCCCATACCTTTCATTACAGCCGCATACCGTTTAGTCTCAGAGTCAACAGGAAGAAGTTGAGTTTCAACTTGATTCTGTTCAATACGAGATTGGATCTCTGCGGTTTGTGCCTGAATGTACTGAAGTGTTGCCTGTTCTTTAGCCATTTGCAGTTGCTGAACTTGCATTTGCATTTGTTGTGCTTCAGGGTTAGGCTGTGCCGCTTGTTGTAGTCCTGCAATAATTTGTTCACGATTTGATAGATTCATGTTATCAACAATCGACTGAATCAATAATGGATACATAGGTGACTCAGGTGACATTGTTTGTAGGAGTTGTACAAGCTGTGTAACCTCATACTCACGGGCAATGATGCCTAAAGAGCTTGATGGAACAAACTTAAAGTCTTGAGCGGGGTAACGCTCAGGATCAAACTGCATATACCGATGTGCAATCTTTTTAATCATTGGAAGCAAGAATGCTTCTTGGAAGTTAATCAATGTGCGCTTGTGACGCTTGATAATGGCTCCCAGTGACATGGAGATACCTGCGGCTGTGGAATCCCCATTGATACTTCCCGGTATACCTGCCGCATCAATAGCCCCAGTTGCCATTTGAACCATTTGTTGGAGACTGGCCGATTGATTAAATGTGTTGGCGTCAAGATTTCCAAATCTAAACGGCTGTAAGATCTCTGCGGGATTGCCATTCGTAAGGATGGCCTTGCCGGGTCTAACTTCCAATTTGCTTCCGCGAGGAAGGCGTGAAGCATCAACAGCAAGCATAGGATGTACAGTAAGCGCAAGTGCGTCAATTCGAGCTCTCAGTTCAGTGTCAAGGGCTTTTTGTGCGTTATATCCTTTTTCACACACGCCACGGCCCCAGAAACGTCCCGGAACAATATCCCAAGGAAAAGCTACTACTGGGCGATCTTTCATCATATATGGGTTTTCTTCAGCTTTCAAAAGAATCCCACCATTTGCAATGACAACTATTGCTTCAACATATTCTGACTTAGATGTGGTATCAATCACATCATCAGCGTTTTCAGCACTAACAAACAAATCACGAGGAACAAAACCGTAGTATTTAGTCAAACGTACTTTATCGTCTGTGTATTGAGTGAGCTCTTGATCTGGTTCTAAGTCAATGTCAATCGGTGCATCTTCTACAGATACGTTATTGTAGATACCTGCTTCTTGTGCTTTATGTATTTGATGGATTGGTACATACTCATCAATTGCAACACCTAACGCATCTTCAATGTTTGTTGACACAGGATCAATCAAGAAGTTCTGTGGCATCACAGGACGTAGTTTAAATACTGTGCGATCACGCTCCATTACGCCAACAGCTTCCATTCCCATTTCAGGAATTGGCTGTGTGGCAGGAATTAACTCACGTTCTTCATCAGCAATAATTTCAGCGATACCTGTACCAAAGACTGCAGAGTTAATCAAACATTCTGCAATCGCTTTACGTGCCGCTACAAACTTAAGGTCTTCGTCTAAGTAATTGCGTAACTGAAAGATGTCTTGTTGATTTTGATCTCTAACGTCATCTTCGATATCAAACCACTTACCACGACCAAACGTTGCTTCTTCAACTTCAGCAACAGAGGATTCTACAGCTTGCTGAAGGGCAGGAGAGATAATACGAGACCTTTCTGAAGATCGCATAGAATCTTCAGCAGACCATTGGCCCCTCCAAAGTCTGTAATACTCATCAAATCTTTCTTTGTAGTTAGACTCGTAGTGGTCACGCCACTGATCGCATTTGTTAATTACCCAAGACTCAAGGGAGGTCGGGTCGATAGAGTGGTTTTCATATTCCATGTTAATATCCTGCCACAGGGTCTAAGATTTCAAAATCGTCTTCTTCATAATCGTAGTAGTACGATACTTTTGCTAGTTGGTCGACGTAGGCTAGTGCGTCAACCAAATCGTCATGCACGAGGGCATTTGGAAACTGAAAGAGTTCATCAAGGAACGTCGGGTTCCAGTCTCCTTCATTGAGTGTAATTTGTCCGTGTTCAAAGCGTCCTTGGAGTGCCCAGACAACACGATCAGTTTTCTTTTTGTTGCCGTGTGTCAGTTCCTCCACCCTGAAGAACCGTTGTTGCGACTTCATTAAGTCGGTAAGGTAAGGGAGTACCGCATTCTTTAAGGCTCCTTTTTCTATACCAACCGCTACTGGTTGATACGCATTCACAGCCTCGAATATTTTTCTTGCGGTCTTTTTGATATCCCATCGTCCATGTACAATATCCGCTACCCACCATCCGTCCTCATTTGCTTTGACGATGGCTATCGCCGTTTGGTCGAGTTTGGTATTCTTGGACTTAGTTGCACTTTCAACATCAGCAAAACCCGCAAGGTCGACTGC